GGGTGATTGGAGCGCACATGGGTGTACAGGCTTGGATGAGCAGACGGTAAGCGAAGAGCGACGAGTTACGTTGCGTTGCGCCCGTTGCAAGAAAAAAGGAGGCGTCATGGACTTTGTGCATTTAAAAGTTAGAACCCTTTGCGGAAAGTGTTTCGCTCGATTGAGTGGGTGGGCATGAGCATTTTAAGTTCTCTCATAGGCCCAGCAACGTCATTGCTCGACAAGGTTATTGAAGACAAAGACGAGAAAAACCGCATTGCCTTCGAGTTGAGTACGCTTGCAGAGCGTCATGCCGCTGAGCTTGCCAAGGGCCAAATGGAGATCAACAAGGTCGAGGCGGCGCACCATAGTATATTTGTTAGCGGATGGAGGCCAAGCATCGGTTGGTGCTGTTCTCTGGGTCTTCTGTATCATGTACTGATTGCACCCATAGCAGGTATTTGGGTAGAGGTTCCAGAGATAGACCCGTCGCTGTTAATGACTACTATGACTGGGATGCTCGGTTTAGGCGCTATGAGAAGCTACGAAAAAACTAGAGGCGTTAGTCGGGAGAAGTAATGACAAAACTAATTGAAATGCTAAAGCTGCACGAGGGTGTGCGTAGTCATGTATACCTGTGCTCCGCCGGGTATGAAACTTTGGGCGTTGGGAGAAATATCAGCGACTCTGGCCTTGGGCTTTCTGATGATGAAATAGACTACCTTTTAAATAATGATATAGAGCGCGTCCGACAAGAACTGACAGACGCCTACTTCTGGTTCCCTGCTCTTAACGAAGCGCGGCAGGATGCAATGATCGACATCAGCTTTAATCTGGGTCAGACAAGATTGCGTGGGTTTGTCAAAGCCGTTGAAGCCATGTCCCGCGAACAGTTCGACATTGCTGCTGATGAATTTATGGACAGCCGCTGGAGCCAACAAGTAGGCAATCGTGCTGTAGAAGTAACCGAGATGATACGAACTGGTGAATATCAGCAATAACAATGTCTGAGTTATCGCTCAAAGATTTTGAGATCCTAAGTGAGCAGGATCAAAACGAGGCTCTGGCCTTACTGTCCCGTTATGACCAGATGGACAAGCAGGACAAGTGCCAGAACGACTTCATTGGCTTTGTTCAGCATATGTGGCCTGAGTGCATACTTGGTCGGCATCACAAGATTATCGGTGAAAAGTTTAACAAGATTGCTCAGGGCAAGCTCAAGCGCCTTATCGTCTGCCTGCCGCCTCGACACTCGAAGTCTGAGTTTGCCAGCACCTACTTCCCAAGCTGGATGATGGGCAGACGCCCAGACCTCAAGATAATTCAAACCACACACACCGCTGAGCTGGCTGTACGCTTTGGCCGTAAGGTAAGAAACCTTATTGACTCGGACGATTACTCTCAAATATTTCCAGACGTAAAGCTTCAATCAGATAACAAGTCAGCGGGTCGCTGGACAACAAACCACGAGGGCGAATCGTTCTATGCTGGTGTGGGTGGCGCAATCACGGGTCGTGGTGCTGACCTCTTAATAATTGACGATCCTCACTCTGAGCAAGACGCGCTGTCGCCCACGGCGATGGAGTCGGCTTATGACTGGTACACGTCAGGGCCGCGTCAACGTCTCCAGCCGGGCGGTATTATCATCATCGTAATGACCCGCTGGTCTACGAAAGACTTGGTTGGCAAAGTTCTCAAGAAGCAAGGCGATGATCACGCAGATCAGTGGGAGGTCGTTGAGTTTCCAGCAATTATGCCTGAGTCAGACACACCGCTTTGGCCTGAATTCTGGAAGAAAGAAGAGCTTCTGTCTGTCAAAGCGTCGCTTCCGATTAGTAAGTGGAACAGCCAGTGGATGCAGAACCCCACGGCAGAAGCTGGCTCTATCGTAAAACGTGAATGGTGGAATCGTTGGGAGTATGAGCATGTGCCTGCGTATGACTACGTCATTCAGTCCTACGACACCGCCTTCAGCAAGAAAGAAACCGCCGACTACAGCGCCATCACCACTTGGGCTATTTTTACGCCGCCAAACAGCGACGCTGAGCAGATCATATTGCTAGACGCAAAGCGTGTGCGTCTGGACTTTCCAGAGCTTAAAAGGCTTGCATATGACGAGTATAAATACTGGGAGCCTGACTGCGTTTTGATTGAGGCAAAGGCTTCGGGTACGCCGCTTACCCAAGAGTTGCGCCGAATGGGAATACCTGTTACGTCATATACACCAAGTCGCGGTCAGGATAAGATTGCTCGAATGAATAGTGTCGCCCCGATTTTTGAGTCGGGAATGGTTTGGGCACCAGACGAAGTCTTTGCCGACGAGGTCATTGAAGAGATGGCGTCGTTTCCATTTGGCGATCACGATGACTACTGTGACTCATCAACTATGGCGTTGATGCGTTTTAGGCAGGGAGGCTTCTTAGCTTTGGATAATGATTATCCTGAAGAGGCGGATTTTTTGAGGCGTGACAGGCAGGTATATTACTAATGGCTATTGAAAAAAGCGGTTTAGGTACAGAAGACAATCCTGACGTTATGCCAATGGGCAGCGCCATTGAGGTCGAGCCTGAGATGACTCTGAACGACGAGATTCGTAACGCTGCTGAGATACTGGTTACCGAAGAAGCCATCCTAATTGACGATGAAATCGATGCGCCAGAAGAGATGCCCATTGAAGCTGGCTTCAACGAAAACCTTGTAAACCTAGTATCGGATAACGACCTTTCAAAGCTTGCCAGCGAAATCATTGACTCAGTCAAGTCTGACAAAGAAAGCCGCTCAGAGTGGGAAAAGACCTACAAAGACGGGCTAAAGTATCTGGGCATGAAGTTTGATGACTCCAGAAGCCAACCCTTTGAAGGCTCTTCTGGCGTGATCCACCCGATACTGGCTGAGTCTGTCACTCAGTTTCAGGCGCAGGCGTACAAGGAATTATTGCCAGCCAAAGGCCCAGTAAAGACCGAAGTGATTGGAAACCGCAACGCCGAGTCTGAGATGCAGGCTGAGCGCGTTCAAGACTTCATGAATTACTACATCATGAACATTATGCAAGAGTACGATCCTGAGCTGGATATGCTGTTGTTTTATTTGCCGCTGGCAGGCTCTGCATTTAAGAAGGTTTATTTTGACACTGGCGTAAGCCGCGCTATGAGCAAGTTTATCGCGCCAGAGGACTTGGTTGTGCCTTACGAGGCTACGGATTTGTTCACGGCTGAGCGTGTAACTCACGTTATCAGCATGAGCCGAAACGAGATCAAGAAACAGCAGCTTAACGGTTTTTATGCAGATGTTGAGCTAAAAGGCGGAAGCGTTGCTGTTAACCGTAGCGAGATCGAAGAAGAGATTGATGAGATTGAGGGCATGGAGCCTGCCTATCAGGAAGACCGTGACCGCTCTGTTTTTGAAACCCACACGATACTAGACCTGCCCGGCTTTGAAGACATAGGCGAAGACGGTGAACCTACGGGACTCAAGCTGCCCTACATCGTGACCGTCGATGAAAGCAGCCGCAAAGTTTTGCGTATCTCACGCAACTATGTAGAGGGTGACCCGCTCAAGAGCAAGATCAACTTCTTTGTTCAGTACAAATTCTTGCCCGGCTTGGGCTTCTACGGACTGGGCCTAAGCCACATGATTGGCGGCATCTCAAAGTCAGCCACGTCTATCCTGCGCCAGCTCATTGATGCAGGCACCTTGGCGAACCTGCCAGCAGGCTTCAAGGCTCGCGGTATGCGTATTCGTGACGAGGACAGCCCGTTACAACCGGGCGAGTTCCGCGACATCGATACGACTGGTGCGTCATTGCGTGAAAACCTAATACCGCTGCCGATCAAAGAGCCTTCTAACGTGCTCATGCAGCTACTAGGTCTTCTTGTGGAGTCTGGTAAGCGGTTTGCCTCTATTGCTGACACAAACGTAGGCGATGTAAACCAAGCCATGCCTGTAGGCACCACGGTGGCTTTATTGGAGCGCGGCACCAAGGTTATGAGCGCAATCCACAAGCGATTGCACTACAGCCAAAGGTTAGAGTTTCAGCTTCTGGCAAAGGTTTTTTCTGAGTACCTGCCCCAAAGCTACCCGTATATGTCAAAAAATGGCCCACAAGAGATTATGGGTCAGGACTTTGATGGGCGAGTGGACGTAATACCTGTATCCGACCCCAATATTTTCAGTCAAAGCCAGCGCATAACAATGGCTCAAGAGCTGTTGCAGATGGTGCAGTCTAACCCTCAGATACACGGGCCAAACGGCATATACGAGGCTTACAGGCGAATGTACGCCGCACTGGGCGTAAACGACATTGACAGCTTGTTGACGCCTCCACCGCCTCCACAGCCGCCTATGCCAATTGATGCTGGCATAGAGAACTCAGGGTTCTTGATGGGTCAGCCTGCTCAGGCGTTTGAGCGGCAAAACCATCAGGCGCACATCGACGCTCACAGGTCGTTATTCCTGACTGACGTGGTAAAGCAGAACCCTCAGCTACAGGGCATGATTATTGGTCACATGATGCAGCACCTACAGTTCATGGCTGGGCAGATGGTTCAAAACCAGCTACCGCCAGAGGTGCAGCAGCAGATGCAGGAGGTGCAACAGGCTCAGCAATCGGGTCAGGTTCCGCCAGATCAACTGCAACAAATGAGCAGCCAAGTGCAAATGGCTATAGAAAAGTTTTCTTCTCCAGTGCTGGCTCAGCTTACTCAAGAGCTGCTTGAGTCAATCGGTCAGGGTGATGAGACTGATCCGCTCGTGCAGATCCGCGAGCAAGAGTTGGCGCTTAAAGAGAAGGAAATCGATGCTGATAACCAGCAGTTTGAGTCCAAGCAGCAACAGCGGCTTCAAGAGAAGCTATTAGAAAACGAGATTGCGAAACAACGGCTAAGCGTTCAAAAAGACGTAGCCGACGATAAACTCGACGTGGCTATCCGTCGCCTTGATCAACAGGCGGAGTTAAAGCTGCTCGACATGCAAAACAAAAATATGGGAGGCCGATAATGGCAACAGTTACTTCATCTACTAGCTATGTGCGTGATCGCATAGACGGGTTGCGCAAGCAGAAACGATTGATGCGTGAGGTTGAGCAAGCCTTAGCTGCAAAAGAAGCGGCTGATCAAGAAGAAAGAAAGCGCCTAAGTGATCATAGGATTGCCACTAAACTGGCTCGAATAAACGGCACCGATGCCCCTGCGCCAATAGAAGCGCCTGCGCCAGTAGAAACGCCAGCACCAGTTGTTGAAAGCACTCCGGCTCCAGAGGCAGAAGAGGCTCCAGCGAAGCCAAAGAAGGTTACGGCTAAAAAGGCACCCAAGCCAAAAAAAGCGCCTGCAAAGAAAACCACTCCGAAAGGGACTAAGAAATGAAAATTAAAGATATGAGCCGCGTTGAAAAAGTTGATTCTCCAAAAGAAAGCATCAAATCTGGCCCTACATCGCCAGAGCTGATTCGCCGCACGATGGGCGGAAAGATCAAGGTCATCAAAGCTCGCGGAGCTGGAGCTGCAACTCGTGGTTTTGATTTCCACGAGAAAGTCTAGTGGACGATATTGACCTTGGGTCGCGCCTGAAAAGAGTCATGGCTGAGCGGAAAGATCTTATCCGCGAGGTCATGATGGACGGTATGTTAAAAGATATAGAACATTATAAAAGTTTGCAGGGCGAGCTAACTGTTATAAACTTGGTCGAGGAAACCATCAAAGAGTTCTATAAGGAAATCTAAATTGACTACGCCTACGACTGAAGCCGCTTACGTTACAAACGAAGAGCGAGTTCTCGACCCAACCCTGCTTGATAAATCCGCCCTAGAGCGTATGCCAGACCCATCGGGCTGGAGGATGCTAGTTTTACCTTACAAGGGTAAAGCCCAGACAGATGGCGGAATTCACCTCTTAAAAGAAACCATAGACCGAGATGCGCTTGCCACGGTTGTGGCTTACGTTGTCAAGATGGGGCCGCTCTGTTATAGCGACACCGAAAAGTTTGGCGACACGCCTTGGTGCCAAGAAAGGCAGTGGGTTTTGATTGGCCGCTACTCAGGCGCTCGTTTCAAGCTGGAAGACGGCGGAGAGGTCAGAATGATCAATGACGATGAAGTTATTGGCACCATCCTTAACCCTGATGACATAGTGAGTTTCACATGATTGAGAATCAAAACGCAGAGCAAGAAGTCTTTGAAGAAGAGCAGGTTGAGATTGAGGTCACAGAAGACGTTGTAGAGTCAGAAGACTCTGGCGGTGACGAGCTTGAGAACTACACTAAGTCGGTTTCTAAGCGGATCAACAAGCTAAACCAAAAGAATCGAGAGGCCGAGCAAAGGGCGCAGCAATTAGAGCAGATTGCACTGCAAAAAGAGGCCGAGCTTCAGCAGTATCGGCAGTATAGCGCCCAGCAATCAAATGCGGTTTTAGCCAAAGAAGAAGAGGCTTTGGTGTCTAAAGAGGCCCAGATTGATGACGTTTATCGCAAGGCTGTTGAGTCTGGCGATGCCGACCTAATCACTAAGGCCAACAAGCTTCAGAATGATATTGCTATTCAGAAAGAAAAGCTTAGAGTCGCCAAGAACAGGCAGCAGCAGCAAGTTGCGCAGCAAGAACAGTATGTGTCTCAGGGCAACGAGCGCGTTGTGCAGCACCAAGAGGCTCAACAGGTAGAGCAAGAGGTTCAGCCTACCGAAGACGCACTAGAGTGGCACTCTCGCAATGAGTGGTATGGCGACGGCGAAAACGAAGACAATCTGAAAGCTACGCAGTATGCCTATTACGTCCACTACAACCTAGCCAATGAGGGCTACGACGTAGGCTCAGACGAGTATTATCAAGAGTTGGACAGCCGTGTCGGTACGGTTTATCCTCATACGAGATCCGCTGATAGTGGGTCAAAGGCCGTTAGAAGTGAAAAGCAACCCGCCGTGCAAAGAGTTGCTTCAGCCCCTCAAGGGGGTCGGTCACAAACACGAGGCAATAAGAATGGCGTAAGCTTTTCTAAGTCAGAACTAGAGCGACTCAGGAACTTGAAGCCGCATAACATGACCGAAGAGGCATGGTTGCAGCGGGTAGCGAAAGAGAAGCAGAAAATTGCATCAAGAGAGGCAAGCTAAAATGGCAGAAGCAAAAGCAAGCGCACGTTCTTCCCGTGATTCGCAGTCACACGATAATCAGACTCGCAGGAAACCGTGGCGTCCAGTACGCAGCCTAGAAACCCCTCCTCCACCCGAAGGTTATACCTACCGATGGATCAGGGAGTCTATGTTGGGACAAGAAGACCGAGCTAATGTCTCGCGTCGCATTCGAGAGGGTTGGGAGCTTGTAAGAGGCACCGACTTACCTCCAGAGTGGCGTTCTTTACCAACAATGGACAACGGGCGACATGAGGGCGTGGTTTACAACGAAGGGTTGTTATTAGCGAAGATCCCTAACGAAACGGTAGAAGAGCGAAGAGCTTATTATAAGGCTAAGAGCCAAGAAGCCACTGATGCGTTGGACAATAATATGTTTAACGAAGCCCGTGGCGATAGCCGTTACGTCAAGTACGATCCTCAGCGCGATAGCAACGTCACATTTGGACGACGATAGAGGTAATTACAAATGGCGAATAAAGACGCTGCATTTGGAATGAAGCCAGTCAGAATGATTGGCGGCGCACCTTACACTGGCGGTCAGAGTCGATATCGTATTGCTGCGAACTATGGAACCTCCATATTTCAAGGCGACATGGTTGCTCAGGTCACTGGTGGTACGGTGGAAGTACACGCTGACGGAGGCACTGTGCCTGTAGTTGGTGTTTTTAATGGTGTTCAATACACTGATCCGACTTCTGGTGAACAGGTATTCAGCAACTACTACCCTGCAAGCACTAATGCTTCAGACATCATCGCTTTCATCATTGATGATCCAGATGTTGTTTACGAGGTGCAGGCTGATGACACATTCCCAGTTACCGATCTGTTCGGCAACTTCGATATTGTCTACACCAGCGCGGGTAGCACATCGACTGGTATCTCAGGTGCTGAGCTGGACGTAACCACTGGTGCGACAGCAACAACCCTGCCCATCAAGGCGATTGATATCTCAGAAGATCCGAATAATTCGGACACAGGGGCTGCGAACACTAACGTGCTTGTGGTTATTCAAAACTCGGTATTCGGCGTCAAAGGCGCTGGCTTAGCATAAGGAGGCTAGAAAATGGCTATCTCAAGAGCACAACTAGCCAAAGAGCTAGAGCCGGGTCTGAACTCGCTTTTCGGCATGAGCTATGACTCATATGACCGCGAGTACGAAGAAATCTTTGCTATCGAAGACTCACAGCGAGCCTTTGAAGAAGAGGTTTTGATTACTGGTTTCGGTGGAGCGCCGACCAAAACGGAAGGCCAAGGCGTTGTTTTCGACAATGCTTCTGAGTCTTATACAGCTAGATATACGCACGATACGGTAGCTCTGGCATTTGCGCTCACGGACGAAGCGGTAGAGGACAACCTTTACGACTCACTGGGCAAGCGGTATGTGAAGGCTTTGGCCCGATCTATGGCTAACACCAAAGAAGTTAAAGGCGCTGACGTATTGAATAATGCGTTTGACACCAATTTCACTGGTGGAGATGGGGTGACGCTGATCAACACGGCACACCCTCTAGCGGGTGGCGGCACTGCTGCAAACCGTGCGGCTTCAATGGCCGACCTGAACGAAACCAGCTTGGAAGATGCGTTGATTGATATCAGCACATTTACCGATGACAAGGGTCTAACGATCTCTGTTCAAGCGTCTAAGCTTGTTGTTCCACCTCAGTTAGTGTTTGTTGCTGACCGTATCCTGAACTCAACCTTGCGTTCTGGTACTGCTGACAACGACATCAACGCTGTACGAAACACGGGTGTATTGCCCGGCGGCTACACGGTCAATCACTATTTGACTGACCCTGATGCGTTCTTCTTGCTGACTAGCGTCACTGACGCTGGCGAAGGCTTGAAGATGTTCCAGCGTACTGGCATGGAAACCACGATGGAGCCTGACTTTACAACAGGAAACATTCGTTATAAAGCCAGAGAGCGTTATAGTTTTGGTTTTTCCGACTGGCGCGGAATTTACGGCTCGCAAGGGGCGTAGAAACCAAGCAAAAGAAAGGGGGGGCTTTATGCCCCCTTTTTTTATTCTTCAAGATTCAATTGAACCGCACATCCGTTCATGCAAGCGTCCGCCACTTCATTGAGGCACGAGCTTCCATCGCTGTCTTTTGTCCATACGGTCAATCGGTCAGACAACATATTGATAAGCTCACACACATCGTCGTTGCTCAGCGAGTTAGCGATTTCAACCAGATCCATAGTTCTTGATTCTTTAATCATCATCTGCTCCAAGGGCCGCTTACGCGGCCACCTCTAGTATTTCCGCCTTGGTGGGGCGCTTGTAGAAACCAAACTTGTCATCGTCGTTTGATGGTTCGATAGCGGCAGTAAATGTCACTCGGCAACCGCGAGAAGCGTCAAGTGATGATGGGATGCTGCCCCACACCTTGAAGCCTCGGTCATCTTTGACCAGCATCTTCCATGTGCTGCCGTAGTAACCGTCTTGCAGTTTTACGCTCAGAACCTCGCCAGTAACAACAACGCGACCAGCAGGGCATGACTCAGCAGCCTCGTGTTCCGATTGGCGCTTCTCCTCTGCCACTTGACGGGCCTCGTAAATTTCGCCCATGAAAAACATTTCGATGTGTTCAGCAACGTCGTTGGGCGCGTCTGTCAAGTAAGTGTAAGAATGCCAATTTCCCTCTCGATCCTCCCAAGATTTGCCTCTTCCAATTCTTATGTCCAAAGCGTAGCTGCTGCGACTGTTGAGGAGCGCCCTTTCGACTGCGTCAAATTTTTCCCCCGACACGTTGCGAAATCTGTGCGTCTTTAGTTCGCCCAACTCGTTTTCAAACATAGAGTCTCGACTTTTGTCGATTGGCAAAAATTGTCCGCCCATGAACTGCTTGCGGAAGGTTTTTTCGCCCTCTACCCATTCATGCACATAACCGTCATGCGGTGCGTGAAAGCCCGTAAACTCGCCTTTGCGGTTGCTCCCTACAGTCGGTTTTACGCCAGCGTTCATCTTAGCCATGACCGCTTCCTTACGGGTGCGCCAAGCTTTTTTGGCACGCTCTTTAGCTGCCGCGTAATCACGCAAACGAGTACCAAGCCATTCCACATCTAATTCGTATTTCGCCTTTTCCATCATCGTTCTCCGTTGTGATGGCTATTATTATACGCATCCCGTGTCGATGTGCAAGTGTGTGTACACCCCAAACAGCATTTATTTTAGTGTGCTATTAAATTGTCCGCTTCTGGCCTGTGTGGTATAAAACAAGCTCCTGACAGCCGCAATCCCGCGTCTGACATTTGCCACGACAGGAGATCAACATGGCTACAACAACTTTCAACGGCCCAGTCCGATCAGAGAACGGGTTTCAACAAATTTCAAAAGCAGCTAACGGCACTATTACCGTTACCAGCGGTGACAAAATGGCAACCGAAGCCACTGGCAGCGCAGGTATCGAGGGAACCGCTGCTGTATATGTCACGCAAGTAACTCGCTTGAAGAGTGACGTAACAACTAACGTCAACGTCGTGAAAACCACGATTATGATCGACCTCACTGGTTTGAAGGACGGCGGCACCGCTGGCGACATCATTGGTAAGGACGGCTCTGGCGTTGCATTTATAGGCAGGGTGACAACGGCCAATCAAGGCAGCGTATTCGGCGTGACCATGACCTGTGTCGAAACACCCGCAGGCGGTAGTACAGACATCGACTTGTTCTCTGCAACCGAAGGAACTGGTGTCAACGACACCGCAATCGGTGACCTGACCGAAACGCAAATCATCAACGCTGGCGCTGCTTCTGCTGGAACAATGGTTGCTGGTGGCGACATCGCTGCTGACCAATATTTGTATCTGGTAAGCCAAGGCACGGGTGACGCGACTTATACTGCTGGACGTTTCCTTATCGAAATCACTGGCTTCGACGTAGCTTCCTAGATAGGAGAAAATCATGGCTGATGCAGTAACAAGCCAAACCATCCATGATGGCGAGCGTAAAGCAGTGTTGAAGTTCACCAACGCCAGCGATGGCACAGGTGAGGACGCAGTCAAAAAGGTAGATGTCTCGGCACTAGCCGCTAACTCGGCTGGATTGTCATGCAACCGCGTGACGATCAATAAGATTTGGTGGCAGTGTACTGGGATGTCGGTAAAGATTGAGTTCGATGCAACGGCTAATGTATTGGCTATCGGCGTGAGTGAAGACTCAAACGGATACCACGACTACAGCAACTTTAGTGGCATACCCAATAATGCAGGATCTGGCGTTACGGGCGATCTTGATTTCACTACCGTTGGACACTCTAGCGGAGACACTTACATGGTTGTTTTGGAATTGATTAAGTCTTACGCATAATGGCTGACACGAGTGACGTAAAGCGAACCAAGTCGGGCAGGCTCATCTACCGAGGTGAGTCTTTCCCCGGCTATAACCAGCAAAAAAGAACGCCCGGCGAAAACAAGAAGTTTGCGGTTCTAGCCAAAAAAGGCGATCAAGTAAAGATTGTGCGCTACGGTGATCCGAATATGGAGATCAAGCGCGACAGCCCAGAGCGTCGGCGCAACTTTCGTGCTCGCCACAACTGCGATGCGGTTCAAAAGAAAAAAGACGTGTTCGCAGCTTCTTATTGGTCTTGCAAAAATTGGTGATTTAAATGGCAGAAAGTGATTTAAGCAGAGCGCAGGACGAGTACGGCAGTGCGGCGTCTCCCTATGCTGATCTGAGCAGCTATTTGATGCAGCGCCCAGTCTATGACCGTGGCACAAGGGCTGACCCCGTTGGGCCAACAATGAGAACCTTGGATGCTACACAGCCGTCCACAGAGGATCTTCTTGCAAAGCAATATGAAGACATTATGGCTGAGCAAACCGCTGCAAATGAAGCGGCTAGCTTGGCTAGGCAAACCGAGATTGACGCACTTAGAGACGCTTTGAGAGAAGAACTGGCGTCATCTGAAGACGCCGCGTTGTCTCAGAGATCTGATTTAACTACGGCTTTAGAGGGTCGGATTGACGAGCTGCGCCGAGGCGTTGACGCAGAAACGCTAGACCTGCGACAAGCTGGGTTAGATGAGCGAGCGGCTTTGGCTCGTCAAATTGAAGAAGGCGACAAGCTTGTCAGAGAAGCTCAGACCGCTGCTATTGGTGACCTTAGTGACCGCCAAGGTTCTTTGATAAGCGACCTGAAAACCAGAATTGGATCTTTATCAGGCGACCTCACAGACATTAACAGCGTCATTGAAGGAAACTATTCCCAGCTTAATGAGGCCCAAAAGAGTTCTGCTGACGCAACTCAGAGTGAAATTAACTCTTTAAACCAGCAGCTAGAAACCCTGTATACCGACGTAGATTCGGGCAATGCAGCACAGTCTGAGGCGATAAGGAGCGAAACGGCAGACCTTGTATCGGCTTTAGAGCAACAAATTGGCGGTGTAGCAGAAAACCTTGGCTCTTTACCAATTGAATCAATTCAAAATCAACTGGCAACAATAAACGACCAAACGGCTCAGTTTCAGTCGGCGGTTGACTCCGCCACAAGCGAAAGAGCAAACCTCGCTTCAATGATAGAGGCATTGCAGACTGGCGCTTTGAGCCAAGAAGACCTCACAAGCCTTTCTCAATCAATTGCTGAACAGCGCGGAACCGACATTTCATCTGCACTTAACCCCCTTCAGGAGCAGATAACGTCATTGCAAGGTCAAATTCCAGCAGAAATTGATGTTGAGGCGCTGCGTAAGCAGATTACCGAAGAAGTAATGGGTCAGGTGGGCCAACAAGGTAGTGGTGCTACAACGGGCGCTACAGCAGACGTGCCAACAGGCGTAAATCCAAACGTATCGGCAGGAGTCGGTGCAGGCGGGGTTCCTTACACTGGCGGTAGCGTTGGCTCTTACGAGCCAGAAATGGGAGCGTATGGTGTGATGCCTACGACGGAAGGCGCGGCGGAAATGGGCGCAACACCTTATATGGATGATTTTAACATTGGCAATGAGATGGGGCAGGGCCAGTTTGATTCATCGGGCGCAGCCGCATTGCCAGCTCAGGCTGCTCATGTAATGCCTGATAACCAGTATCAAGTAGATCAAGGATTGTTGGATCAATTCAACACCAACGACGCCTCAAAAAACTTTGGCCTTACCGCTACATTTGATCCTCTTACGGGCAAGTATGTAACCGACCTTGGCGGCATGGGTTTTCAGGGCGCAAATCAATTTAAGAGGCAGTCTCCAGAAGAATTTGCCGCTCAGTTTGAAAGCAAAAAAGACACACAACAGGCAGCGGTAGCACCTCCGCCAGCGGTTCAAGGCGGCGCACCGCCAAGACAGCCGCCCATGTTTAACCCAGCCGCATTTAAGCCAGAAAACATGAGATTTAGATAATGGCTAGTGAAATACCAAAGAATGTAGCGAACCCGTCGCTGTACAAAAAAGCAAAATCAAAAGCCAAGGCTAAGTTTGACGTTTATCCGAGCGCATACGCTAACGGCTGGATGGTTCAGGAGTACAAGCGTATGGGTGGCAAGTACAAAGGCAAAGATGGCGGCGAAGTGACGCTTGACCCAAAGAAGAGCGACCTAAACAAAGATGGTCGTTTGAGCAAATATGAGCGCAAGCGCGGTACTGCCATCGCTAAGAGCATGGCTAAAAAAATGAACACGGGCGGAACCGTTATGGTTCAGGGCCGAGGTTGTGGCGCTATCATGCCTAGCAAGCAAAAGAAAACTAGAGTGCCTCGTGGCTAAGCCAAAAAAGGGACTCAAGCAGTGGTTTGGCAAAGGGCCAAAAGGAGACTGGGTTGATATTTCAGCCCCCAAGGAAGGCGGCGGTTTTGAGAAGTGCGGACGTAAAAGCGCAAAGGATTCTAAGCGCGGTTACCCTAAGTGCGTACCATCATCAACCGCAAGCGGTATGTCAAAAAAAGAAATCGCATCGGCAGTTAGCCGTAAGCGATCAAAGAAACAGGGCGTAGGCGGCAAGCCGACTAACGTCAAAACATTTGCCAGAGATGGAGGCGAAATCGTGAGAATGAAGAGCAAGATGGGTACGAAGGGCGGCGCAATGGGCGGCAAGAAGAAGATGAAAATGCCCGGCGGCATGAAAAAAGGCGGGTCAGCCATGAAGCCAAAAGGTATGGCTAAGGGCGGCAAAATGATGACCAAAGGCTACGCTAAAGGCGGAGCGGCCAAGCCAAAGGGTGCGGTAAAAGGCGGCATGAGAAAGCCTTCAACTAAGAAGAGTGGTTTGTTTGGTCGAAGATAGTGTCTTACTTGCAGAGCAATATCCCACACTTCAAGGCGTGGGTTAGGCGAGAGTACACAGCAAATCACGAGAAGTATCATGGCGAGTTCCTACACGCTATGGTTATTGCTGTAACTACTATGCCGACAAGGTGCCTGAGCTTTCAGGTGATTTTTACGGGTGCGGAGTCTTACGACGATGACAACGAACCTAACGTACATGGTGGAGCGATGTGGGCAAGAATGCCGATCACTGCTCTCGTGGGCGACACCCCATTTGAAGAATGGCCTGAACCGATGCCAGTCTGGGCTGCACAGCCTTGGGATTGCTCTTCTCATAATCACGCTGTTTATGTGTTGGATCGCTGCACCCCTTGCCCGTGGCTGGCAAAGGTTGATGGAGAGTTCTATCCTGCCCGATATCTCTTTACCGTGGACTACGCGGAGAATGAGATAGCTGACGATCCCGCGCAGCACAAGCAAAGCCATGTGATGGAGCTTCTAGACGCAGGGCCGTGGACTGGAAACATAATCGCCTTACCCAACAATCGTGTGCGAGTCACCCACCCAGCATGGTTTGAGACAGGCGAAGGCGCTCCAGACTTTAAGCCCAGTCAGCATATCCACTACTCGAAAAGTGATTTAGACTACACGCTGGACGTGAATCAGGTATTCGACAACCTCTACGCAGGCGGCAAAGATGGCGACAAGCGGAAGTAAAGATTTTGAGTTAGATGTAGCTGACTACGTCGAAGAAGCTTTTGAGCGGTGTGGCTTAGAGCTTCGCACGGGCTATGACCTGAAGACAGCCAACCGCTCGCTGAATCTTATGCTTGCAGAGTGGGCAAACCGTGGTTTGAACCAGTGGACTGTGAATCAAAAGATTTTAGCGATGGTCAAAGACACGACCTCGTACACAATAGATGCCACAAACCCGACAGCAACAATTGACGTTCTCGATGTGTTTATTAGAGAAACCATTGGCGGCGTGAGCACCGATATGCCGTTAAACCGCATGTCTCGCAACGAGTACGCGAATCTGTCCACGAAGGCTACCACTGGCAAGCCTAATCAGTATTTTGTAGACAAGCAGATCAGCCCTACCGTGACGGTTTGGCCTGCGCCAGATGAAAGCTCCAAATACAGCCTTTACCTCAACGTGCTAAGCCGCATGGATGACGCCGACGCTGGAGCAAACACCATGCAGATACCATTTCGGTTTTACCCGTGTCTGGCTGCTGGCCTTGCATACTATCTAGCCTTGAAACGAGCGCCTGAGAAAGTCGGTATGCTCAAGGGCTTGTACGAAGAAGAGTTTCAGCGAGCACTTAGTCAAGATGAAGACAGGGCGTCTTTCCGCATAGCTCCAGACCTTAGAAATTACAACTCAGCGTAATGGCTTTCGCATCCAACCATCGGGCCTACGGAATCTGTGATATCACAGGGTTTCGCTATCGCTTGAAAGATATGAAGATGACGTGGGACGGCTTTTTGGTTGGCCCAGATCAGTGGTCACCCAAGCACCCTCAGCTCATGCCCAAGCCTGTACCCGCAGACCCACAGGCTTTGCAAGTGTCTAGGCCAGACCAAGCTGCCGATGGCAACGACAACAATTTTTTTACCGTCTACACCAATGTTGGTAATGGTATTTTAGGCACAACTTTGCAAACTTTTGGACTAACGTGTAGTGTTGGCGCTGTGGAGGTAACCACGTCATGAGTTTTACATTGGCAACGCTGAAAACAGCAGTTCAAGATTATTTGCAGGTTTCAGAAACCACGTTTACGAGCCAGCTCAACACGTTCATTCAAGAGTCGGAAAGCCGCATCTTCAAGATGGTGCAGCTTCCTGAGCAGCGTAAGAACGTGCAAGGCACGGCCTCATCAGGCAATCGGTTTCTGGCAACACCAAGTGATTTTTTTGCACCGTTTTCGCTTGCCATAATTGATGGTAACAACAAGTACATTTATCTTGATTTCAAGCACCCGTCTTTTTTGAAAGAGTACAGCCCTACATCCACAGTCACTGGTCAGCCAAAGTATTACTCTTTGTTTGATGAGTCGGCCTTTGAGATGTCGCCTGTACCAAACTCGAACTACACGGTTGAGCTTCACTATCTGCACAAGCCTGCGTCCCTGACGGTAGGCTCAGACAGTGGAACCACTGTGCTTTCAACTGATCACCCCGACGCACTGCTGTACGGCACGTTAGTTGAGGGTGCTATTTTCCTTAAAGAAACTCCTGACGTAATTGCCAATTTTGAAGCGCGGTTCAAGGAAGCTGTTTCTCGGATGAAGAATCTGAGTGAAGGCCGAAACACCCGCGATGAATTCAGATATGACTTATTGCGTACAGGGGTGACCTAATTGGAACCAATCAAAGAGCTTGAAGGCAAAAGAATAGCAATCATCGGTCTGGGAGCCTCTCAGATCGACTATGTAATCGGCAAAGAAAACAGCGAAGAGTGGGATGAGGTCTGGGTTATCAACTCGGCCTTATCGGTTTTTGAGTGTGACCGAGTGTTTATGCTCGACCCAGCCAGCAGATTTCTGGATACAGATGATGCGGGTAACCAGACTGGCGTTATGCGCAAGCTTCTGCCCACATTTGACAAGCCGATCTATACTTGCGAGCTAGACGAGCGCGTACCTGCGTTGACTGTGTTTCCTATAGAAGAGGTCATCAAAGACCAACGCTGCGCCTACTTAAACACTACGGTTGCTTACTCACTGGCTTTTGCAGCCTACAACAAAGTCGGTCAGGTAGACCTTTTTGGCATGGATTTCTCGTACAAAAACAATCTGCACTTTGCGGAGGCAGGCAGAGCGTGTCTTGAGTTTTGGATATGCAAGCTCATTTCTATAGGCGTCAAGGTGGGCGTTAGCCCAAGGTCTTCGTTGTTAGATCAAAACGTCGATCTCGAAGAAAGACTGTATGGCTTCCACAGGCTGGCTAACCCAAAGATTGCTATGCCAGACCCGCAGGGCGAGTGGGTTGTGTGTAATCGATCCGAGCTTGCCAGCATGGTTAAAAAACACAACCTAGAAACCATTGAGCTGCCACGCTCACCAGAGCCGTATAAGGGATAGACATGGGTGAACAAGGAAACATTGAGCTTGGCAGCGTCATGGTTTTTACTACCGAAAACGAGGGTCACACCCCTGAGTTTTGGGCTGAGCAGCTTACGAACAAGATTGTGTCTGTGTCAGAACACGCGGAGCCTCATGTCAGGCAACAAGCGTTGGCTTTCAGAAAATACATTTATGACGTACTATTGAACGGAATTCGTAATGCAATTACCTCAGATCGTGTCACAATTAGGGGTAAGCTTAGTGCTCAGGGCCATGAGGACATGGCTAACATCATAAAGGAGCTTTGACATGGCTATCACATCTGCAATTTGTTCGTCATTCAAGCAGGAAGTGCTTGTTGGCACTCACAACTTTACAGCGACAAGCGGCAACAGCTTTAAGCTTGCGCTTTACACCTCCAGCGCAACACTGGGCGCTGCTACTACGGCTTTTACTACAACAGGTCAAGCCAGCGGCACAAACTACACTAGCGGCGGCAACGCCTTAACCAGCGTAACGCCCGTGCTTAGCGGAACTACTGCTGTATGCGATTTTGCAGACCTGACTTTCGGCACGGCAACAGTCACTGCAAGGGGCTGTATGATTTTTAATGACACCCAGTCTGATAAGGCGGTTGCTATCATCGACTTTGGCGGTGATAAGACATCTACCGCTGGCAACTTTACCGTTGTTTTCCCAAGCCCAACAGCGACTGGCGCAATCATTCGGTTGGCCTAATGCCAAATGCCATTATCAAGGATAGATTTTCAGCCGGGAATCAATAAAGAAGAAACCGACTTAGCCGCCAAAGGCGGATGGGTAGACGGAAACCTTATTCGATTCCGAAAGGGTCGCCCAGAGAAAGTGGGCGGCTGGTATAAACGTGGAACTCAATCATTTCTTGGGTCGTGCCGCGCACTGCATAGCTGGATATCTTTGGCGGGAACCCGCTACCTTGGCTTAGGCACCACAGTTAAATACTACATCGAGGAAGGCAACAACTATTACGACGTAACGCCGATACGAAAGACCTCGACCAACAGCATCACCTTTGCGGCGACCAACGGCTCATCAACCATTACGGTTACTGACTCAAGCAATGGGGCGGTAACCAACGATTTCGTTACTTTTTCGGGCGCGGTTAGCCTTGGTGGGTTGATCACGGCTGATGTGTTAAATCAAGAATATCAAATACTGTTGGTGACTGGCACAAACACCTACACCATCACCGCAAAAGACACAGACGGCGCAACTGTTACAGCTAACTCTTCTGACACGGGCAATGGCGGCTCAGGCGTTGACGGTTCGTATCAGATAAATGTTGGGCTAGACACTTACGTTCAAGGGTCTGGCTGGGGTCTTGGCACTTGGGGCGCTGGTGGATACGGATCTGCATCAGCGATAAGCGCAGTGAACCAGCTCAGGCTTTGGACGCACGACAATTTCGGTGAAAACCTGATCATCAACCCACGCGGCGCAGGCATCTTTAGATGGCTTGAGAATGGCGGAACTTCGGAGAGGGCGGTTTTGCTTTCAGGCGTAACAGGCGCAAATTTAGTCCCAACACTCGGTTTGCAGGTCATAACCTCCGAAACCGACAGGCACCTCATTGTGCTTGGCGCTGATCCAATAGTGAACAATGCTCGCTCTGGCGCTATCGACCCAATGCTTGTGGCGTTTAGTACGTCTGAAGACGAGCTTCAGTTTGAGCCATTGGCGACCAACAGCGCAGGTTCTGTGAGATTGTCTAGCGGATCATTCATTGTTGGCGGCATGAAGTCGCGCCAAGAAATACTGATTTGGACGGATACCAGCCTGTACTCAATGAGCTTTATCGGGCCTCCGCTTACCTTTGCGATCAACCTAGTGAACGAAGGCGCAGGCATTGTCGGCCCCAAGGCCGCTGTGAACGCGCCAAATGGCGTGTACTACGCAAGCAAGACAGGTTTCTATTTCTACAACGGAGCCGTCCAGAAGCTCCCTTGCACCGTGCAAGAGTACGTCTTTGAAGACCTCGATCTTGGTCAGGCGTTCAAGTGTTTCATGGGGCTGAATTCAGAGTTTGGCGAGATGTGGTTTTTCTATCCAAGCCTTACAGATGGCACTGGCGAAATTTCTAGGTACGTCATTTACAACTACGAAGAGAACACATGGTCTGTCGGGTCTTTGATTCGATATTCGTGGATCGATGCTGGCATTGAAGATCAGCCTATGGCGGCTGGTTTAACCAGCAGCCAAAACTGCATATTTGACCACGAAACTGGTTTTGACGATTACACCCAGCCGATGACTGGCGTTTTCATTGAGTCAGCGGACATTGACATATCTGATGGCGAAAACTTTGCTTTTGTAAAACGAATGATACCTGACGTTGCGTTTATCAAAGACGCCACCGTCAGCAACACGCCCGCCATGAACATTGTGCTGAAGCGTCGAGACTTCCCCGGCCAGTCTTTGACCACTGACTCCACTACTCAGGTGACTGAAAGCTCTACGTTCAACAGCCTGAGAAGCCGAGCGCGTCAGGTGGTGTTGCGGTTTGAATCCGATGATGACGCATCAAGCGGTGATCAGGTTGGTTACAAGTGGAGGCTTGGTGCCACAAGGCTAGACCTTCAGCAAAGCGGCAGGCGCTAGATGAGCCGCCTTTTGGAAACAAGGCTTCCTTCCGCGCAAGGCGACAAGGTCGAGTCTGGCACGTTTAACCGATTGGTTCGTGTGCTTGAGCTGAACCTTGGAAGCGTAGACATCACAATATCTCCGCACTTCAACGCAAATGAAATCAGTACGCTTCAGTTTGCAACAGGTGCTATTATCTTCAATACTACAACAGAGATACATCAAGCGTTTGATGGCACTACGTTTAGGGATTTGTATAGCCATCAAACCTACCCAACAGGCCAGTCTGCCACCTTTGGCTTAGGGTCTGTAACCGTGAGTACACCGTAATGGATGCAATGCTTCAAAGTCGAATTCAAAACCTTATTGGCGGTGACATGCCTGCTCAGATGGCTGAGGGCGGGATGGTAGAGCCGATGCCTGAAATGGCAATGGCTCAAGCTGCGCCTGAGATGCAACAGAACTCAAATGCTGGCCTTGAGATGGCTCTAAACGAGCTGATGATGCAGCAGGGCATGGCAGAAGATCCCGTTGAGCAAGAAATGTATGAGCGCATGGGCGATGCAGCTAACGCTCCTATGGCCGAGCAAGCGCAAATGCTTGCAGCCGAAGGTCGCGGTGATGACACGGTATTGGCTCACTTACGACCCGGCGAGGTTGTGCTTCCCCCTGAGATGTTTGATGACGCTCAGTTTGAAGCCGCAGTAGAGAATAGATTCAACGAGCTGGACATCGACCCTGAGCGTCACGTTGTGGCTATGGGTATTGCAAGCCTGAACCCAGTTACTGGCTTGGAAGAGTTTGGCTTTTTCAAGAAGCTTGGCAAGAGCATCAAGAAGTTTGCAAAGAAGATAGCGCCTGTAGCTGGCCCACTGGCTAACTTCATACCCGGTGTTGGGCCTCTAGTCGCTGGCGCTATCGGCGCTGCAACCAACGTGGTTGGCGGTAAGGGCTTGAAGGGCGCTATAAGTGGTGGTTTAGGTGGTTATGGAGTTGGCAAGGCTTTAGGCGGTATCGGTAGTCTTGGCAGCGTTGGGGGCAAGGCTGTTTCTGGGTTGAAAGGAGGCTTTACGGATTTAGGGTTTTTTGACAAATTTAAGGCTCTTGGTTCAGGAGTAAAATCTGGGATAGGCAGTTTGTTTGGTGGAGGCGCTGGTGGGTTGCCGAAGGGAATGACTCAAGAGCAATACTTGAATTTGAGTAATGCAGACAAGATAAAAGCCTTAGAGCAAGCTGGCATTTCGATTGGGGATTTTCAAAAGCTATCTGCTCAAGGACTTTCCGCGGAGGAGATATTCAATCAGCTAGGAACGCCGGGCATAAACCCAGCATCATCAAGCGGCAACTTCTTCAGCAACCTAATTAGTGGCGGCGGAGCTGACAACAAAGGCAACTATGGCGCTCTAGGGGATTTCCTTGGCGGCGGTTTAGGAAGCGGCACAGGCAGCGGCGGTCTTGGTGGGCTTCTGGGTGGCGCTGGCGGTCTTGCGGCAGCAGGATTGCTCGGCAAGCTGGCTTACGATGAAGCCAAGAACAGAAAAGGCGTAGCCCTTACCCCACTTACTCAAGAGGGATCTACTGGCCGATACAACATTGAAGCCGAGATTGCTCGGCGCACAGGTCAGCCTGCACCAAACCCAGTCGAGTTCGGTTTGTTACCAAAGGGAACAATACCTACCCTAAGCGGCGGCAGACCTCCGAAAAAAGAAGCAACAACTGGTATGCGTTACGGCGGCATGGTTATGCCAATGGCTTACGCCAAGGGCGGTAACGTAGCCACAGAGGATTTTGAGCGCATGAACGGCGGTATCAGCGGCGAAGGCACTGAAACCAGTGACGATGTGCCTGCCATGCTGTCAGACGGCGAGTTTGTTATGACAGGCCAAGCGGTTCGCGGTGCGGGAGCCTTTGATCTATCGAAGGGCGATGGCGGCATTATTACCCTGACACCGAATGGTAGCGAAAGCCGTGGCGATGGCACTGCGCTGATGTACGAAATGATGGACTTGTTTGCCGAGTTTGCGGATAAGCCCAAGCCAAAGAGGGCTAAAAAGAAATGAGCATTCTGACGCCAGCACAACTGCAAAGGGTTCGTAAGTTTCAAGAAGGCGGCACAGCCGATACATCTACGCCCTTTGTTTCAGGCGTAACCAAGACAGAAACACGCCTTGACCCAATAACCCAGCAACTGCTGTTTGGCTTAGATGGCGAAGGCGGTTTCATACCGGGCGCGTTTCAAGCTGCTGAGCGTACTTTCTTTGACGAGCAGGGCCGACCCATCGTCATACCTCAAGAGATTGCAGGGTTTAGCCCAGACCAAATCAGGGCCATGCAACTGGCTCGATCCAATGTCGGCACTCAACAGCCATTTATTGAAGAGGCTATGCGTCGAGGGCAGATGGGGATCGACTCGCTACAAAGCGGTTTGAGCGATCAAGCGGTAGCGTCGCAGCAGGCGCTAGAGTCTATTCGTGAAGGCTCACGCTTCGCATTAGACCAACGAGATCGCGCTCTAATGGACTCAATGAGAGGGTCGCAGCAGGGCAGAGGCAGAGCGATAGCGGCTGAAGAGCGGCTTCGTGGCGACATCAGCGACCTATCTCGAAGAGGTGTGCGTGACACCCAAAGATTTGGAATGGACTTGGCTCGCGCTCAACAGCAGGGCCGCAAGACTTACGATGAGTTTGGCCGAGACATAACCGACACAGTCGGCATGAGCATGACCGAGGCCGAGCGCCTACGAAGCGGTTTGGGCGAGTCTGAGGGATTATTGCGCGGAACAACTGGCGCACTCGATATAGCCGAGGCCACATCTAAATATCAAAACCCATACGAAGACGCCGTCGTTCAACAGATGATCGATGACGCCACTAAGGGTTTGGCTCAACAAGATTTAGCGCAGTATGCGCGTGATGTTTCTAGTGGGGGAGAGTCAGCATTCGGCTCCAGAGCGCGTCTAAGCGCCGCTGAGCGAGCCGAAGCTATGGGTAGGGGTTTATCAAAGGGTGTTGGCGCGTTGCGCTCACAGGGCTTCCAGCAAGCTCAGCAGACTGCAATTGCAGAGGATGAGCGTCAGAAACAAGCCGCCAGAACAGCATCGGCTGGTTTGGCAGGATTGAAAGGCCAAGCCTATGGCGCAGGTCGTGATGTGACTGGTCAGCTAGGTCAGGCAGCTCAATCCAAACTGGCAGCAGGAACAGGCTACGGCAACCTCATTCAGCAGAGCGCTCAGCAACAGCTTGGTGCTCAGCAACAGCTTGGCGGTCAGTTAGGCCAGATGGCTCAGCAAAGATTCGCGGCTGGTACTGGCTTAGGTCAAACACTTTCGAGCTTGGGTCAGCAAGATGCGGCAGCACGTCAGATGGCAGGACAGACTGGCATGGGCGTAGCAGGCACTCTAGCAGGCCAGTACGGGCAGATAGGTCAACAGCAGGCTCAGGCAGGACAACAGCTTGGCGCGGCTCAGACGGGCTATGGAAGCTTCCTGAGCGGCCTTGGGGGGCAGGCACAGCAAGCTGGGGCGCAAGACGTTGCAGCGTTGCAGGGCATTGGCGGAATGGCTCAGCAGAACCGACAGGCGCAACTTGATGCACAACGCGCTGGCTTGTTGCAGGCGCAACAGGCTCCGCTGGCTCAATACCAAGCTTTGATGCCGTTCGTGAACATGGCTCCCGCAGGGCAGACCCAGTTCCAAACCAACTTTACGCCTGATCCTTCTGCGTTGCAGGCGGGTGTAGGCACTGGCTTGGCGACACTAGGCGCTTTGGGCAGCTTTTACGGACAGCCTCAACGACAAGTGGGTTAAAGAATGGAAAGATTAGAGCCAATTCAAGGGATAAATGTATTTGATCCTTCTCAAGACCCCGCGATTAGCGCTGCCGCAGGAATGGACACTAACTTGTTGCGCGGAGAGGTTGGCCTACCCACAAAAGAAGAAGACGCACTGGCTGAGCTGAGAGCTAAACTAGCGGCCTTGCAGCCTAAGTCTTCCGCCAAACAAAACGACCTTGGCATCACGGTTCCAGACTTTGATGAAAGCTTCAGCAAGTACCAAGACCAACTGCGTCAGGTTTACGGGCAGAGATCGCGTCCAAACTTTTATGACTTAGCCTCTACTGTTGGTGGTGCAATGCTTGCTGCTGACCCAACTACTGGCGCATTTCGCTCTGCTGGCATGGGACTGGCTCAGTTTGGCAAAGAGCAGTCGGCGCTTAAAGAGAAGCGTCTTCAAGAAGATCGAGCCATCGGTTTGAAAGCCTTTGAGATGGCTAAGACGGATGTTGATTCTGCGACAAAGCTAATTAACGAGTACAACATTTTAAGGGCTAAAGAAAATTCAGATAACAAAGTGACCGAGGTTTTGGTCACAGACCCTAACGGATTGGTCGTTGGCGGTCAGGTTTATCCAGAAGGCGCTAGAGCGATGCTTACTGATGCGGAGATTTTTCGGAACAGGAACAGAGTTGCTAATGTTGCCAGCCCCACCACTGGGGTAAAGGTTCCAGACGCTGGAGCTTTTGCTGTTTATCAAAACAGGGCGAACGCAAGGCAAACTATAAAAAGCCTTGGTTTGTCTGAAGATAGCCCATTTTTTAAAGATGCTGTTGATAAGTTGGTTCCAGACAACCCAGCCAAAATTGGAAAAACCGTTATTGTTGATGGCAAATACGTTGAGCTTAGACCTTTTGTGGTTGACGGCGAGGTCAGGTCAATAATGTTCACCTCTGACCCGAAGGACATCACTCCGTTCAAAGATTATGTATCAGACAGAACGGCTCTTATTGCCAAAAGCCAAGATAGTTATATTGATAAATCGGTCATGGTTCTGCCGCAGGTAGATAACGCTTTGAGACTTTTGCAAGATTTAAAAAAAGAGGGGGCAGACACTGGCCTTGTAACGTCCAAATTGTTTCCGATAAAAAGGGTATTTAAACAAATTTTCGGAACAGATGACCCAACAATTGCTGGTTTAGAAAATTTAGTTTCCATATCTAATATGCTTGCACCAAAGATGCGCCCAGTTGGATCTGGCTCTACCTCAGACATGGAATTCAAAGCTTACAGAATGGCTATATTGGATATAGAGAATACAACTGAAGCAAACTATATTTCGCTATACGTTTACAAAAAGATGACCGAAAACGGCATTGCAAGAAATAGGGCGGAACAAGAGGCGCTTACCTCTGGGGATTATACTTCAGCGAAGCAAGTCAACGATTACCTAGACACTCTTGACACGGGTATATTTTACAAGTTTGAAGGCGACGCAAACGATAATGATGCAGTTGAAGCGTATTTGGCTTCTGTTCCAGACGGAGAGGTTGTTTTAAATAGAGATCCTCGCGGAGTTGAGCTTGTCAGAAACAAAGGCCCGTATTTAATTCAAGGCTTTGGAGAATAGCTCGTGCCATTAGAAAAACTACCATCTGGATATAGCGGAACTGAGCCAGCGTCTAAACGAGACGATGAGCTTGTCGCCATGCAGTCTGAGCCAGACTCCAGTGTCGTAGATATGATATTGAGCGCACCATCAGCTATTGGCAAAGCCATTAGCGGTGAAGACGTACCCATTGAGTTTCCTCAAATTCCAGAGCTAACAGACATGGGGGACGATGCGCCGGGCTTTCTTGAAGGGTTTATGCCTAGAATAAAAGGCATGATGGCGCGTGATGACCTCGGTAAAGCCGAGATCATTCACGATGCTTTTGACGGTGACCCTAGATACGGCGGCAAGTATGTCGATAAGTACGGTTTGCCAATAATTGTTTGGAACAATATCCCCTATTACATCAACAAGCCGGGCCTTACTGGTCAAGACTTCAGTACGATGTTGGGCGAAATAATTAGATATTTGCCAGCGACAAGGATTGCAGGAAAGGGCAAGACGGCGCTTGAGACTGGCGCTAGAGGCGCTGGTGCTTACAGCGCAACAGAAGCGGCTACCATAGCTGGTGAGGCGTACATAACTCCAGAAACCGTGGCCGCTAAAGAACGCGATATTGGCGACATCGGAGAGCAAATCGGAACTTCTACAGCGATTGGTGTGGCCGCTGACACGCTTCTCCCGCCCATCGCAAGAGGTATCGGTATCGGCGTTAGAGCGGTTGCACAAGGCGCGTCAAAGACTGGTAGAAACTTGGGTGCGGCATTTGATGAAATGTTCCCGCGCTTTTCTTTTGACGTGTTGCAAGAATCGAAATACCCACTTACTCAGGGGCAAAGAACCGCAGAGCTGCCGCAGGGCGTAACGCCCAGACAGACCGAGCAGATTGGCGTAGAGGATCAGCTACGCAACCTGCCCTCGTCTGACCCTGCAACCTTGTTGATTCGTGGTTTTGATGACGCTCAGCTTGGCGCTATTCGTAATGATGCAATGGAGCTGCAAGCAGAATTTGGCGCAGGCACCGTAGACCCTTCCGGCATTTACGGAAACATACCAAGCGTTGCAGCAGAGGCGGCGCAAGAAACAGTTTCGGGCGCGGCTCAAAGGCTTAAGCAAGAGTCTGGCAATTTGTATGATGCGGTTAAGAGCGTTGAGCAACAGCCTGTTATGAACCCAGACGGTGTGCGCCAAGTGGTTCAAGAGATGCTTGACGTAGTGTTTTCACCTTCCAAACTTGGCATGACACCAAGACAGGTTGCTGAAGAAGGGCCGTTAAGAAGAGAAATTGTTGCGCTTCGCAGGTTAAGAAAGAAAACGCTTGATCCAAAGTTTCGCGGCCAAGAATTAAAGGAAATACATGGATATCAAAAACAGTTAAACGCAGCAATAGGTCAGGCTAAGACTCAAACTGACAGGAACGCCTTGATTCAAATGAAGGCTAAGCTTGATGAATCTATTTATGAAGGAATTGAAAAAGGATTTATAGACGGCGACCAAGAGGTTCTCGACCAGCTCAAAACAGCCACTGGCCTATACGCAGACTACATGGCTACGATTGGTCGAGGTGTTGGAAGAAACAGCCAAGAACGCGCAGCCAATACTGTATTAGAGCAACTAGCAAACAATCAATACACCCCAGTTCAAGTGACGCGCCTTTTATTTGGGCATAATGGGTTTGCCCCAAATCAATCTATGGGGTTGGTTTTAGACAAGCTAGAAAAAGCTTTAGACCCCAGCGAATACCAACAATTTATCCTACTGCTTAAAGACGGCATCATGACCAAGGCGTTTGCTGGTAAGGGTGGAGAGATAACAAGAAAGTCCATTGTAGATAATTACAATGATGTGTTTTTTAAGAATAGAGACATCATAAACAGGGTGTTTAGCCCAGAAGAAATTGCTCGAATCAAAGAGTTTAGGGCCAACGTGCTGCCTACTGTGTGGGCAGAAATAAAAATGAACCCATCAGCCAGCGGCTACACCTTGATGAGCGCAGCAATGCGTACAGGCATGTTGATGTCGCCAAGCGTAGTTGGAAGGGCGACGTTTGCTAAAGGGCTAGACATTGCAGAGGGTGTGCAGCGTCGTGAAGACGCGCTAAACGCGGTTAGCCAGACAATACAACGTATGCAGACGCCAATGCTTTCTGCAACGGCACAAGGCGCTATCAGGACTGCATTGTCTCCAGAAATTGAAGCAGAAGAAGAAGCTTCTTCAGGGCAAGAAAGAGATAGGCTGCTGGAAGCAATTAATTCTTTGGAAAGCCGAAGAGCGGCTCAAGATCCAACCCCGCAAGCAGCGCCTCCTCCAGTAAGCCAAGCGATGCCTGAGCCAACTGAAGAGGGGTCTATATTTGAGCCACTCCCAGACACCCAGCCAGCGCCTGCATTGGGCCAGTTCGACCCTGCGCTATCACCCACGATAGTGCCGCTCGACAAGGACAGAGAGCTTGCTATGCGGACTAGGGGTAACTTGGGCGGTATTGCTTCACTCGCCTAGCGGTTCAGGCTCTACCTCACGCGCAACGATCATAGCGCCTTCGACCTCATAACCAAGGTCATAGCCCATGAGTGCGCCACCATCGACCTCGATCATCAGGTTACGGCTCATCAGGCGCATAAGAGCGGCCTGTTGGTGCATGGTTAGTCGGCCAAACAACTCGATAACCTCTCTAGCCTCAAGCACTGGGCGGTAAGACTGAGGCACAGCTTTGGTCTTAAAGGGGTTTCTCAAAGGTAGTCCTTGTAAAACAACTCTTGGTGTTTGGCTTCGATTAGGTGCTGCAACTGGTGGATCAAAGAGCGCCGTTCTTTGGCGCAGATGTCGCGCAATAAGTCGTATGTCTCTTTGTCGATAGCCAGCGACTTGCGCTTGCGCTGCTCGACTGGCTCGTCTTCGATTTCCATAGCGATTCTCTGTCAAATATTGATGGATTCTACAAGATTGTGTAAAGTTGTACAATGTATGAGATCAAAAACTACATGCTGTCGATGCAGTCGCATTGGATGGTGAACCAGCCTCTATATGAAGCTGTGCAGAAGACTGTGCCTGTTATTGCCGAGTTTCGGGCTAGGATGGGGGTTGAGAAGATGCGCCCCACACCTGTCTCTCAGCTCTGCAAGAAGGTGTTTCCAGACGTGTACAAGGTGCCACTGTTCAGGCGGCAGTTCTGCAAGATGCTGGTCGAAGAGATCGACAGTATGGTCAAAGAGATACCGTTTGAAACCAATGATGACGAGGACGAGCTGAGGCAGATCCCTGAGATCGTTCTTCGAGAGCATGTGCCAGAGCTTTATCGAACCATGTGGTTTGTGGTGCAGAACGTGCTCAACCCGATCTTCTTGGCGCTCTACCAGCGCGACTGTGCAGACGTATCGAGCATCCAGATAGCCAACTACAACCTCAAAGAGAAGCAGCAGGGCGCTTGGCACCATGACGATAGCGCTGATATTAGCGTGGTGGTTCCCTTGAATACGGGCGACTACAAGGGCGGTGGCACCGAGTTTCATCAACACGGCACGCTTAGCCCACTGCCCAGCGGTCACGCGCTGATCTTCCCAAGCTTCACCAACATGCACCGAGGGCTGGCCGTCGAGGGCGGCGACAGGTACTTGCTGGTCTTCTGGCTCTACAACAAGAAACGCCTTCTGGAAAACGCTGCAAATATCACATAATTATTTACACTTTTGTGCAAATAAATGTGTACAACGACACGGTAATCAGTATAATAGGTGCCATCAACAACGGAGATGGCCCATGACCTTACTAGAAAAACTTACCGCAGCTTTTGCTGAGGCAGACGCCAAAAGCATCGAAGCGATTCCTGAAGACGTAAAAGCAAATCGAGAGTGGTATCGAAAAATGGCTGCTGAGCTTCGAGAAGAGCTTCCCGGTCATACCCAAGATTACTATGAGGAGTTGAACAGAATCGCCTCTCAGCAAACCCAAGTGGATAACCAGCACACCATCGCGCAGCATATTGAGCGCGAAACCAAACGAACCGTGCGCGACCACGCTGAACGAAATTTGCGGATTGCCAAGAAGTTTCAAAAGCACGGCATCGATGACATTGATTCTACCCAACTCGAAATTATCTACGGCGAAAACTTTTCTGGTGTTTGGTTGATCGATGGTCACTACGTCAAGCTGAGTGTTGTATGGGCTGGCGGATACAACATCCAATGCTTGCACTGCCGAGTTACCTGCAAGGTCAACAAAAGGGAGGCCGCGTAAGCGGCCCTCACCGAATGGACAGGAAGCCAAGAGTCAACCCTTTTGATTTTTCTGTCGCGCCATCCGCTCAGCGTAATCTACAAGCGGCTCACCAAACTTCTTCTCAAACCATTGCTCCCAAGTGACCCGTCGATGCGGCGGGTTGTTTGGGGTGGCGTGGTGCCGACGCTTCCAACACCACCGCGCAGCGTGATACATCTTCTGCTCAGCCCATTCTTTCTCTTGGGCCAGCTCTTC